GAAGAGTGGAAGCCTACTCCAGAAGGTGTAGCTATGCCGCTAGACTTAACAAACTCTCGAGAAATGTTCGCAGGTTTAGTTGAAATACTATCCTTAGCTGAGTCAAAGACTTTAGTAGAAGAATGTTTCGGAGACCTTATCAAAGGTTTATACGATGACAACCATATCAGCTGATTATAAGAAACAACTACAGCAGATGCATCAAGAGCAAGATTCTTGGGGTACCACTGCAGAAATAGCCGGTGCGTCTAGCGTACTACGTATAGCCCAAGAAAACAACCTAACAGATGTATTAGACTATGGTTGTGGTAAGGGATATCTAAAACAAGGCCTGACAGGTTTAGGTGTTAAAGAGTATGATCCCGGAATACCTGGAAAGGACGAAGTACCCGCACCTCGCGAGCTCGTAGCTTGTATAGATGTACTAGAGCATATAGAACCTGAGTATATTGATGCTGTACTACAAGACTTAGCAAGAGTAACCTTGAAGAAAGGCCTCTTTCTAATATCTTTAATACCTGCACAAGCTATATTACCAGATGGTAGAAATGCTCATATTTTGTTGAAGAGTCCTGAGTGGTGGCACAGCGAGGTGGGTAAGTATTTTAAAGTAGATAATGCTACAGTATTCAGCCTTGCGAATCCTCCAACCGCTTACTATGATCTAAAAAAGTACCCTTACCACAGCATACAAATAGAAGTAAGCAACAAGTAAAATAATTCTTGACAATAACCTTAAAATTACGTATAATATCTTTTCAAATTTAGGGAAATAATAAATGCAAGAATTTTTAGATAGAGCAAGTCAACTATACTACGAAGGCACTCCTATTCTTTCAGATGAGGAATTTGACCTTTTAGCTGATAAACATCAGTACAACTCTGTAGGCTACCAAGTTACGGATGCAGTTTCGCATACGTATCAAATGTATTCCTTACAGAAATGTTTCGATATTGACAACGCTCCTTTAGATATTAATGAATGTATTTCTAGCCCTAAGTTAGACGGAGCAGCAGTATCTCTCCTGTACGTAGATGGGAACCTTGAGTTAGCTTTAACTCGTGGTGATGGCCTACAAGGTAGAGATATTACTGATAAAATGGCTCAGCTAGTACCTAACAAACTTGATCGAAGAGGTCGCTTTAAAGACCTCTACTCTGGAGTTGTGCAAATTACTGGCGAGGTCGTAGCTCCAAGTAGTATCCCCAACTCTCGTAACTTCGCTTCGGGGTCGCTTGGACTTAAAGGACTTTCGGGTCTAGACGAGTTCAAAACTAGACCTTTAGTATTTGTAGCTTATGATGCTTATCCTCATGCCGTTCCTACTTATAGTAATGAATTGGGTATTTTGCGTTCTATGGGCTTGAATGTAGTTACGAGTTTCGATCACACAGATTATCCCACAGATGGTATTGTATACCGTTTGAGAGATAGTCGTGATTTTGAAGAGAAGGGTTATACTTCTAAACATCCTCGTGGTGCTTTTGCTCTAAAAGAACAGAAGTCGGGTGTTGAAACCACTCTTGTTGATGTAGTGTGGCAGCTAGGTAAAAGCGGTGTTGTAAGCCCAGTAGCGATCTTAGATCCTGTTGAGGTAGGCGGAGCCACAGTATCTAGAGCCACATTGCACAACATTCAGTATATTCGCGACCTCGATCTTGAGATCGGTTGTAAAGTCGAAATTATACGTTCAGGTGAAATCATACCTCGCGTTGTAAGACGTATAGATTGATTGCTACCTTGAAAAAAATAATTCTTGACAATAATCTTAAAAATGCGTATAATACTTATTCAATTTCAAAGGGAAGACCATGACATTAATCGAAGCACCAAGTAATTGCCCTAGCTGTGATTCAGTCTTAGAAGATGTCAACTTCCTTTTGTATTGTAGAAATCCGCACTGCGGAGAGAAAACTCTGAAGCTCATCGAACACTTCGCCAAGACCTTAAAGATTAAAGGACTCGGTCCTGCCTCTATCAAGAAGTTAGGTATTGTCTCCCTAGAGGAACTTTATACTCTCACACTTGAAGAAGCATCGGAGGGACTTTCATCAGATCGTCTGGCTGTAAAGTTATTAGATGAGCTACAGAACTCAAAAGATGCGACACTAAATGTCTTATTACCAGCATTTAGTATCCCGCTTATCGGCAAAACTGCTTCGGAAAAGCTATCAAAGGTCTGCAAAGATATTGAAGAAATAGACTATGATTTGTGCCGCTCCGCAGGACTTGGTGATAAGGCAAGTACTAACTTGTGTTCTTGGATTGAAGAAGAGTTCTATTTTGTAAGCCTTCTACCCTTTACTTTTAGGTTTAGTCAGCCTCGCGCTGTTCAAGCTACAAAGGGTGTGGTCTGCATTAGTGGTAAACTAAAGAGTTTTAAAACTAAAGCAGAAGCAAACGCTGTACTAGAAGAACTCGGTTACTTAACCAAATCAAGTTTAACAAAAACCGTAACACATTTGGTAAACGAAAGCGGAGTAGAATCCGCAAAAACTAAGAAAGCCAGAGATGCTGGCGTTCAAATTATAGATAATCTATTACATTTTATTGGAGAATAAATAATGGCACTTCCTAAGTGGACAGACGAGCGTACAGACGCTCTTACAACTTTCGTAGGTGATGAATCACCTGTGAGTCAAGCTACCGTTGCAGAAGCAGCAGGTAACTTGGAAACTTCAACCCGTTCAGTTTCTAGCAAACTGCGTAAAATGGGCTTTGAAGTAGAACTAGCTTCAGCAGCGGCAAGCCGTGCGTTTACTGATGCTCAAGAAGCTACCCTTGCTTCGTTCGTTGCTGATAACAGCGGACAATATACTTATGCAGATATCGCAGGTCTTTTCGAAGATGGCGCGTTCTCTCCTAAGTCTATTCAAGGTAAAATCCTATCAATGGAACTTACTAGCCACGTTAAGCCAGCCCCTAAGGTTGAAGCTGTACGTACTTATAGCCCAAGCGAAGAGCAGACTTTCGTAGGCCTCGTCCAAGACGGTGCTTTCGTAGAAGCTATCGCTGAAGCTCTAGGTCGCTCAGTAAATTCAGTACGTGGTAAGGCTTTGAGCCTGTTGCGTTCTGGCGACATTGATGCGATTCCTCGTCAAGAAACTACTAAAGGCGCTTCTAAAGAAGATCCTTTAGCTAACTTGTCAGTCGGCGACATGACTGTTGAAGCAATTGCTGAGTCAATTGGTAAAACTGCTCGTGGCGTAAAGACTATGCTAACTCGTCGTGGCTTAACTGCTTCTGACTATGATGGCGCGGCTAAGAAAGAAAAAGCATCAGCTTAATCTAACTTAGCATTATCAAGGGTAGGCTCTTCGGGGTCTACCCGCATCTTTAAACTTGGGAGGGTTTTAATTGAATATCGCATCGGCTCTAATAAAGCAAGTGCTCGCACTACAGGACTTTCAGACCTGGAGTGTTACGCATAAGCATTACTTGCCAAGTGAGTATCATAGTCTGCATAAGATTATTGATAAGCACTGCGAGACTTTTCATAAAATGCCCACAGTTGAAGATTTGAAGTATGAAATTCGTGACTCTGGTACTCGTGAAAAACTTTTTGCGATTGAAGCTGTCGAGGTCGATGCCGACCCTGATATGCTTCTTCAGTATCTGAAGAACGAATATACTCAAAAAGAAATTCTGGACTCGCTAGAAGATTATGTTGAGAATTCTGTAGCATTCGAGGATGCTCAGGAATCTGTAAACCACCTTCACCAAATTGTCTTAGACATTGAGGATAAGGTAGATCTCGAAGACCCACAGGAAAGTATGCAACGTATTGACCTGTTCGAGCCAGAAGAAGATTTAGCTAAATACATGAAGTTCGGACTCAATGATGAGTACGATCATGAAATCCAGTTCTCTCCTAGAGATTTGGTTATGGTCGGTGGACGACGTGGTGCAGGTAAATCTGTTATTTGTGCAAACATTGCTAACAATGTTTATGCTTCAGGTAAGTCGGCTATCTATTTCACTATTGAGATGGATAGTCGTTCTATCCTCCAGAGGTGTTGTTCTATTGCTACTGAAATCCCTTTTTCGCGTTTGCGTACTCAGAACTTAAATGTTACCGAGTGGGAAAAAGTAGCTGAATGGTGGGCATCTCGTTATGTTGATGGACAAGAACGTTTGAAGGAGTATAGGGAACATCGTGACTTTGACAAGTTACATAGTGTGCTAAAGAATAACTGCGAGCTTCTCCCGACTCAGCAGTTAGACGTAGTATATGAACCATCCTTGACATTATCCAAGATTCGTGCTGAGCTTGACAAAAAAGTTAAGTCTCTGAATGTTGGTGTCATTATTGTTGACTATATTAATCAGGTAAAACGCTCGAGTCTACCCTCTCGTGGAGGGCAGTATGACTGGACAGAACAAATCGAAGTAAGTAAAGCATTGAAGTCTATGGCTCAAGAATATGATTGCACTGTATTCTCCCCATATCAAACAGACGCTAGTGGAGAAGCTAGATTCGCTAAAGGTATCCTTGATGCGGCAGATGCCGCTTACACGTTAGAAACGTGGGATCATGAAGATGCTTGTATTACACTCAACTGTGTAAAAATGCGATCAGCCTCTATGAAGTCATTCACATCAGAAGTAGACTGGGACAGCTTGAAGATTGGCCCTGAGTCTGCACTCACTCCCCAAGAAAGAGAAGATTCTTCACACAAAACAGGTGAAGACATTGATGACATCTAAAAATAGTTCTTGACATCTTAGCTTCTTTTGCGTATAATATACGGATAAATAAGAGGAGAGAAGCAAATGGCACTTACATTCGGCAGTTTACGACACACAGCTTCAGGTAGAAAGCGCAAGCCTTTACCGAAGTCTAAGTCTTACACCCCCAAGTTTGAACCTTTACAGGCTTCGAATACTTATCGCAGAGACACTGTAGAGTATAAATCTGCAGATAGTGGTGTAGGTATATGTACAGCCCCTGATCGTAGTTATACAGAAGATGCAACGTTTACAGTAGCTCCTGCATATAACAAAGGTGCTTATCAAGTAATTAGTAAAGAAAATATTAAGGATATTGGACGATGATGTTAGTAGACCCACCTCAGGGACATCTCTACGGCTTTCCAAAAGCAGTACCAAAAGGCTGGTTTTCCACAATGGAGTGGGAAGAACGTAAGGCATGGTTTATAGAAAATGGATACCCAGAAAAAGTTATAGATGAATATGGTGACTATTTTTATTGCACTCACACTCACATGGACTAATATAGTATGACAGTAGAAGAGCTATTAACTAGTAAAGATGTTTATTTTATACCCAAAGGAGCAGATGCGTTAGTACGTTGTCTGAACCCTGAGCATGATGATAGAAACCCTAGTATGCGTATTGATCGTATTACTGGTGTATTTCAGTGCTTCTCCTGTGGTTATAAAGGAAACCTTTTTACTCATTTCGGCGAAAAGGCAAATCAACTACAACTCAGACGAGAACTATTAAAAAAGACTATTAGAGAAAAGAGGTCTGAGTCGGTTGGTTTGTCTTTTCCTCGGAATATTGTCCCTTATGTGGGCAATTGGAGAGACATTAAGCCTGAAACATATAAGAAGTTTGAGGCATTTCAACACCATGATCCTGATCATATTGGTAGGATTGTATTCCCTGTAAGAGATATATCTGGTCGTATTGTAGCCTTCAACGGTCGTCATACTACTGGCGGAACGCCTAAGTACATGATCTCGCCTGCGGGTGCAAAGATGCCTTTATTCCCTGTAGTAGAACCTATACAAGGTTCGGTTATACTAGTAGAAGGTATATATGATATGATAAACTTGCATGATAAAGGACTAGATAATGCAGTTTGTTGTTTTGGGACAAGAAATATCAATGAAGATAAACTAAGAATGTTGTCTATACAAGGTGTGGACGAGATTATTGTTTTCTTTGATGGAGATGAGGCAGGACAGACCGCCTCGAAAGAAGTTCAAGAGATGGCTGAGCGAGTAGGCTTAGCACACCGCAATGTTTCCTTAAAGGATCGTGATCCAGGGGCATTGCCTTTACAAACAGTACAGAAACTAAAGAGTAAATTATATGCCTAAAGTTGCATTAGTAGAAACTAAGAAAAGTAGAACCAATTATAAAAAAGAGTTTGACGAAGCGTTTGAGTTTGATCAGTATCAGCTTTGCTCTGATCCTACTCTTAAAAAAGTATTAAAACGAGACTGCGACATCGAGATTGATGTAGATGCGTACGATTGGCTAATACTTGTGGGAAGTGATGCTCTTAAATACTTCACCCCCATCAACTCAGTTACAGAATATTCTGGTAAGAAAGTAGAAGAGAAGTTCTTACCTGTCATTAACCCTGCCATGCTTGCTTTCAAGCCAGAGGCTAAAAGAACTTGGGAAGATTCCAAAGCAAGTATTATTGGTTACATCAAAGGTGAGATCGAAGATACTATTATTACAACACATAATGCCTGGGGTATTCAAGATACCTCCGAAGCAAATGCTTTCTTCCAAGCAGCTATCGACGCTCCCAGCCCTTATGTTGCACTCGATTCCGAGACTACAGGACTATACCCACGTGATGGGCATATGCTTGGTTTATCTCTATCTTATGAGCAAGATCGCGGAGCCTATATTGATACAGAGTGCCTAGATGAAGAGTCAGAGCGGTTATTGCAAGAACTATTTGATAAAAAAGTAGTAATCTTTCATAACGCAAAGTTTGATTTGGCATTCTTTGAGTACCACTTTAACTTTAAGTTTCCTAGGTTTGAGGATACAATGCTACTGCATTATCTTATTGATGAGAACCCTGGCACACACGGACTTAAACAGTTAGCTATTAAGTATACCGTATACGGAGATTATGAGAAGCCTATGTATGACTGGATTGCGGATTACCGTAAACAGCATGGCATTCTTAAAAATGATTTTAACTGGGGAGACATTCCCTTTGACATTATGAAACTGTATGCAGGCATGGATGCTGCCGTTACCTTCTTACTTTACGAGAAGTTCGTAAAGATTAAGCAAAACAAGCGTCTAGCAAAAGTATATGATAACATACTAATTCCTGGTTGCCGTTTCTTAACGGACATTCAAGACAATGGCGTACCTTTTGACAAGCTCCGACTAGTAAAGTCTCAGTCTCTTATGCAAGAACAGATCGACGAAGCAGTTGTAGAGCTATACAAAGACCCTGCCATTAATAAATTTGAGAAAATAAATGGAAAAGATTTTAATCCTAACTCTACTGTTCAGCTTCGTAGTTTGTTGTTCGACTTTGTTGGGCTCAATCCTACTGGCAAAAAGACTGGCACTGGAGCACATTCTACAGATGCGGAAGTTCTTGAAGCACTCGGGCAACAATCCCACATCCCAGGACTTATCCTCAACATTAGACAGAAGTCCAAGATTAAAAATACTTATCTGGACAAAATCTTACCGCAGTTGGATAGAGATAGCAGACTCCGTACAGGTTTCAACCTGCATGGTACTACTAGTGGCAGGCTTAGCTCTAGTGGTAAACTTAACATGCAACAACTGCCTAGAGATAACCCTATTGTAAAAGGTTGTATCAAAGCAGCGCCAGGACATAAAATTGTCGCAATGGATTTAACAACAGCAGAAGTATACGTAGCCGCAATTCTAGCAAAAGATACTGCATTGATGGACGTATTTAAGTCGGGAGGCAACTTCCACAGTACAATTGCTAAAAAAGTATTTAGACTACCTTGTCCTGTAGAAGAAGTAGCTGAGAAGTTTAGTACCCAAAGACAGGCGGCAAAAGCCGTAACATTCGGCATCATGTACGGTGCAGGGGCTAATAAAATCAGTGAACAGGTCACAAAAGATAGTGGTAAACCTTTTACTAAGACAGACGCTCAGGAAGTTATTGATGAGTATTTTAACGCTTTCCACAAGTTAAAAGCGTGGATTGAAGATAACCAGAAATATATCCAACAAAATGGGTTTATTTACAGCTTCTTCGGAAGAAAAAGGAGACTACCAAATGTCGCTTCGACGGACAAAGGCATACAGAGTCATAGCATTAGGAGTGGTCTTAATTTTCTGGTGCAGTCTGCTGCTTCTGATATTAACCTTTTAGGTGCTATAGACATGAACGCATGGATTAAAGCCAATAATAAGAAGGCTCGTATCTTTGCACTAGTACACGATTCCATTCTTGCAGAAGTACCAGAAGGTGAAGTAGACGAATATATGGAGAAATTAGCTTCGTTTATACAGATGGATAGAGGTCTTTCTATTCCTGGCGCTCCAGTAGGCTGTGACTTTGAAATTGTACATGAGGATTATTCGGGCGGTAAGTTCGAGAAAATGTATGCTGCTAACATATAAAGATTTTAATAAAATAGCATTCCCCGCATTCTTACTAGAATCGGGGAACTGGGAAAGAGTAGATGGCTTGCTTTTTTGTGACGGTCAAGTAGTAGACGATACTAACCAGCCAGGCACTACTCTTGGAGCGCGCAGAGTGCAGTCTCCTATGAAGGATCAGTATGAGTTGAAAAAGGCTGTAACTGCTCCGAATGGTTTAATGAAACAAGGTACTAAGTGTTTTGTAGATAATACAGGAATGCCGTTTATATACGATAAAACTTTGTTTTGCAAGTTAAGCTATTTAAAAATTCGTAAGATTCAGCGTAAGGATTCTGCTACGCTTATATGGGTAAAGGGACACAACGCTCCTTTTACCGTACCACGCCCTCCCGAAGATGGAAAATCTTGGGCAGGGGTTCTGCATCTACATGGACTTCCGTGGATGCTTTATGAGTATTCTGATGAGAAACTCAAAGACACTAGAAAGAAAGTATAACTATGGCTAAAAAACGAAAAACTCTAGCAGGTGTGAACTTTGAATTAAGAGAGATCGAACCTTTAACACGAAACCAACTGAAAGCATTTGATGCAGCAGATAACTTAGTACTTCATGGATTGGCAGGTACAGGTAAAACGTTTATATCCTCCTACCTTGCGTTCGATGATATGACGAAAGGCGAGTATCAAAAGCTAGTAATTATACGAAGCGCAGTACCTACTAGAGATATTGGGTTCCTGCCAGGCACTGAGAAAGAGAAAGCCTCTGTATACGAAGAGCCTTATAAAGACATTGCAAACGACTTATTTGGTCGTGGAGATGCTTATGAGATTCTTAAACAGAAAAATTTAGTAGAATTTATGACCACTTCTTTTATTCGTGGTATTACTCTACGAGATGCTATTATTTTGATTGATGAGTGCCAAAATATGTCTTTCCATGAGCTAGACTCTATCATCACTCGCATGGGTGAGAATTGTAGGGTTATTTTTTGTGGAGACTTCCGACAAGCTGATCTGAGGGGGAACGGTATTAAGGATTTCTTTCAGGTATTGAAACGTATGGGTCTTTTCACCTTTGTAGAGTTTGAGGTAGAAGACATTGTGCGATCCGAGTTTGTCAAGACCTATATTATTGCTAAGAACGAACTTGAACTATGAAAGCAGTCATAAGTCACAGAATTTATATGGAATGCGGTGCTGATCTTCAAGAGAAGATTGACAAAGAGCTGACATATTCTATTCCTACGCACAACCCGTTAGATCCACCCCAAGTTATCAAAAACATGGGCATTATTCGTAACGGGTTGGTGTCACTACCAATAGGGCGAACGGATTTGATCCCAGAGCACTATGAAATAGTCGATAAGCGTATAAGTAAGCCTGTGGACTTTCCTGAGTTTAAGTTTGATTTACGACCAAGCCAAAAGAAGGTTTATGATGAAATCGAAGACAATAGTATAATTAACGCATGGGTCAGTTGGGGTAAGACATTTACAGGTCTTGCTATCGCAGGCAAGCTAGGTCAAAAGACTCTCGTTATTACCCACACTGTCCCTCTGCGAAATCAGTGGGCAAAAGAAGTAAAGAAAGTCTATGGTTTTGAACCAGGCATCATAGGCAGTGGTAGATTTGAAATTGACGCTCCTATCGTGATTGGCAATACTCAAACTTTATACCGCAATATCGAGAAGATTCGTAAGGAATTTGGAACTATCATACTTGATGAGATGCATCACGTTAGTAGTCCCACCTTTAGTAAACTTTTAGATACAAATTACTGTAGATATAAGATTGGTCTATCGGGTACTATAGAAAGAAAGGATGGAAAACACGTTGTGTTCAGAGATTACTTTGGTAATACTCTTTTTAAGCCACCTAAAGAAAACTATATGACCCCTACAGTACATATTGTACCCTCAGAGATTCGTTTCATGGATGGTGCAAGGATTCCCTGGGCTAACAGAGTAACAAAACTAGCTACTGATGAAGAATATCAACATACAGTAAGTATGCTTGCCGCGGCCTACGCCGCAAGAGGGCATAAAGTGCTAGTAGTAAGTGATCGTGTTAGCTTTTTGAAAAGATGTGCAGAACTCACTGGAGACAAAGCAATTTGTGTAACTGGTGAAGTGTCTCACGAAGATCGAGAAACGCTTGTAGATGAAATTCTCTACGGGGATAAAGAGGTTCTCTACGGAACGCAGGCAATTTTCTCAGAAGGTATATCGGTTGATACACTAAGCTGTCTCATACTTGGTACACCTGTAAACAACGAACCCTTACTCACACAGCTAGTGGGCAGGGTAATTCGTAAAAAAGAAGGTAAAATTTCTCCGGTCATCATTGATATTCACCTTAAAGGGAACACTGCTCGCAAGCAGGCTTCTAATAGGGTAGGATTTTATATGAAACAAGGCTGGGAAATGAAATACCTATAAAAAAATATTTCTTGACAACTTACTTAAACTTCGGTATAATATATGCTCTTATTTGATTGGAAGAAGATTTACGATACGGCAGAGGGAAGCATTTCCACCTGTAATATGATTATGGCTATGCTTATAAAAAAGCAGATCCCTAAGAATAAGTATGACCCTATCTATAAATTTTCTCAGAAAAACTTTTCAGGAACCAGCTTTCTGCTACATCCAGAATTTCTTCTGTACCATTCTTATAAGTACACAAAACGAGAGATAGTTACATACTACGCCCTGGCTTCTTTACGGAGCTATAGCGACTATTTGGCATCTCAGAAACTAACGCTAGATCCACTACACTGTCCTGTGGATTTGGACGAAATCAAAGATAATAGGCTACTCATAGTATTACCGGACGAAATAACGTTCATCTATGAAGAAGTCACACTGGAGACTATACACTAATGGCACTATCATTTAACAAACAAACGGGCGGAGCCCAAAAATCATCAATCGACACCTTTCAATACGTAGACGGCGATAACAAAATGCGCGTAGTTGGCGACATTCTTGCACGCTATGTTTACTGGATTAAAGGCGAGAACGATAAAAATATTCCAATGGAGTGTCTATCTTTTGATAGAAATTCCGAACGATTCAACAATGTAGACAAAGACTGGGTACGTGAGTACTATCCCGATCTTAAATGCGGGTGGAGCTATGCTACACAGTGCATTGACGGCGGTAAAATCAAAGTAGTAAACCTTAAGAAAAAGTTGTGGGAGCAAATTATTACTGCTGCCGAAGATCTAGGTGATCCTACTGATCCTGATACTGGTTGGGACATTTGTTTCAAGCGCGTAAAGACTGGGCCGTTACCTTACAATGTTGAATATCAACTACAAGCACTTAAGTGCAAACCTCGTCCATTGACTGACGAAGAGCGTACTCTAATTGCTGATCTAAAATCTATGGATGATGTAATGTCACGCCCAACACCTGACGCTCAGAAAGAGCTTCTTGATCGTGTACGCAATGACGGCAACGAGAGCGATGATGAGCTGCTAGAGCAAGAGTTTAATGTAGGATGATTCTCTTCACGGCAGACTGGCACATAAAACTGGGACAAAAGAATGTTCCTATAAAGTGGGCTACAAACCGTTATCAGATGTTCTTTGACCAAATCTATGAGTTAGAGAAAGATTGTAATATGCACATAATCGGAGGCGATCTCTTTGATCGTCTTCCGAATATGGAAGAGTTGGAACTTTACTTCAAGTTTATTCGTGGAGTAAAGATTCCGACTATTATTTATGATGGGAACCATGAAGCTACAAAGAAGAACAAGACGTTCTTTACACAGCTTAAACAAGTGTCACGCGACATAAACCCTTTAATAAATGTAGTAGACATATCGTATGTAGATACGGATCTTGGCTACGGCATATTACCCTACGCAGACATACATAGAAAAGGTGCTATAGACCATTTTGATAAGAGTCAGCCCTTATTCACCCACGTTAGAGGAGAGATTCCTCCACACGTTAAACCAGAGATAGACTTAGACTTACTAGGGGATTTTCCTGTAGTATTCGCAGGAGATTTACACTCTCATAGTAACACGCAAAGAAATATTGTATATCCAGGAAGTCCCATGACCACATCATTTCATAGGAATAAGGTAAAGACCGGATACCTATTGATAAATGAGAACAACTGGGATTGGATGTGGGAAGAGTTTAGGCTTCCTCAACTACTTCGTAAGACAGTATCAAATCAAGATGATATGGTAGCTACTGATTTCGATCACACTATATATGAGATTGAAGGAGATATACAAGACCTTGCCTCCGTAAAGAATACTGATCTACTAGATAAAAAAGTAGTAGTAAGGAAATCTGAAGCAAGTCTGATAATGAGTAAAGAGATGTCCATACAGGACGAGCTAGTAGAGTATCTAAACTATATTCTTGAAATAAACCCTGATAAAATACCAGACATAATAGGCACATATAATGATTACATTGCAAATACTGAAATGGGATAACTGCTTTAGTTATGGTTCTGGTAATGAGTTAAAATTAAATGACAATTCGCTAACACAGATTCTTGGTACTAACGGCATGGGTAAGTCATCTATACCGTTAATTATCGAAGAAGCGTTATTTAATAAAAACTCAAAAGGTATTAAAAAAGCAGATATACCAAACCGTTATGTAAATAATGGTTATGGTATATCTCTTTCCTTTACTAAAGATGATGACAGCTACCAGATAACTATTAATAGAAAGAGTAGTATAAAAGTTAAACTAGAGAAGAATGGAGAGGACATCTCTAGTCATACGGCTACCAATACTTACAAGACACTTCAGGAGATTCTTGGAGTAGACTTTAAAACATTCTCTCAGCTAGTATATCAAAATACGAATGCAAGTTTACAGTTTTTAACTGCTACAGATGCAAATCGTAAAAAGTTTCTTATTGATCTATTACACCTAGAGAAGTATGTTGAGTTGTTTGATATATTTAAAACAGCTTCAAAAGAGGTATCTTCAGTATCTTCTTCGATAGCAGGGAAACTTGCAACTGTTGAGAAATGGTTAGAAGATAATAAATTGAATGATACATCCATACTACCTTTGTTGGATTTAGAAGTTGATACATCTGAAGATGAGAAGACTTTCCGTTCTCTCACGACACAGATTGAAAATATTTTGGAAAAAAATAAAAATATCCAAAAAAATAATCAATATAAAGACCTATTGGATAAGATAGATATAGAAGAAGTCAACTCATCAAAAGCACAGTATCGGTCTTATGATGAGTTAAAAGAAGAAGTAGGTTCAGTAAGAGCAGTCGCTACGGGTGCTCAACGAACCTTACAGCAATTAGGGGAAATTCGTGACACTTGCCCTACGTGCGAGCAACCTATCGACAGTTCTGTCGAGAAGGCCATGAAAGAAACGGAGGAGCAAAAATATGAGGAATCTACAACAAGACTTAAAAGTCTTAAACAAGAAATTATCGACATTCAATCAGAAAATCTTGAGTTCGAGCGTTGTAACAAAGCTCGTAAAACTTGGGAAGACCTGTACCGTTCACATTCTGTCGACTTACCGGTCAATCTGTTGGATCAAGCAGAGCTTGAAGATAAGTTACAGAACGTTCAAAATAGCTTACGGGAAGCAAAAGACGAGCTATCAAGAATCTCTGCCGAAAACGAGCGATTAACCCGTCGAAATACCCGAATACAGGTAATACAAGAACAAACAGACGAGTTTATTGCTCAACTGGAAGAATACTCTGAGAAACTAGAGAAGAATCGTAAGCTAGAATCAAACCTTGATATACTCAAGAAGTCCTTTAGTACGAACGGTTTACTAGCATATAAAATAGAAAACCTTGTCGGAGAACTCGAAGAATTAGCAAACGAGTATCTGGCAGAACTTTCTGATGGTAGATTTACACTTGAGTTTGTTGTATCGAACGATAAACTAAACGTACAGATTACAGATGCTGGTAATGTTATTGACATACTTGCACTATCTTCTGGAGAATTAGCGCGTGTAAATACTGCAACCCTCTTAGCTATTCGTAAGCTAATGAGTAGTATATCTAAGTCTAGAATCAATATATTATTTCTAGATGAGGTAATTAGTGTATTAGATGACTCTGGCAAGGAACGATTAGTAGAGGTATTACTTCGAGAGGACTTAAACACTTATCTAGTATCACATGGGTGGTCTCATCCTTTACTGGAAAAGATCGAAGTAGTAAAATCAGAAAACATTAGTGTATTGGAGTAATTATGGTAGATTCGAGAGCAAAAGGAGCGCGTGGTGAGTATCTTGTAAGAGATATGCTTCGAGAAGCCACAGGGTTAAAGTTTGAAAGAGTACCTGCTTCTGGTGCGTTGGAATATCTGAAAGGGGACTTGTATGTCCCCAATCAGAGAAACCACTATTGCATTGAAGTAAAAAACTACAAAGATTCTCCACTGAACGATAGGATATTTACGGCTAAAAAGACTAATAATCTTATACGTTGGTGGAAAAAGATTGTAATACAGGCAGAAGGCGGAGATCAAAAGCCTATGCTATTTTTTAAATACGATAGATCTAAGGTATTTGTAGCTACACAGGAAACACCCGAGACCACAGAAGATTATATGTGGATTGCGTTTCTAGATTGTTATATACTACTAGCCGAAGATTTTTTGAAAGAAGAAGTGGAGTGGATAGGTGGCTTTTAATTTTAATGAAAGAATGGAAGGTGCAGAGGGGTCTACTTTAGTAGTAGATGCACTAAATTTAGCCTTCCGTTGGAAACATCAAGGTAGGACAGATTTTCGACATCAATATGTAGAAACAGTAAAATCCTTAGCAAACTCTTATAATTGTGGTAACATTATTATTACCGCAGATTGGGGATCTTCTAGTTATAGAAAAGAGATTTTACCTGAGTACAAACAGAATCGAAAAGATAAGTACGAAACACAGACAGAAGAAGAGAAGCAAGCATTTAAAGACTTCTTTGAAGAGTACGAAGAAACACTAGAATTACTCTCTGAAGAATATCAAGTTCTTCGTTTCAAAGGTGTAGAGGCAGATGATCTTGCTGCCCACCTTGTCAAACGTAAGAAAGACTACGGTTTAGATGAAGTATGGTTAGTATCTAGTGACCGAGATTGGGATTTATTGATTCAAGAAGGTGTAAGTAGATTTTCTTATGTTACTCGAAAAGAAGTAACTATAGACAATTGGAGTGAGCATTATAATGTTACTCCAGAAGAGTATATCTCTTTTAAGTGTTTAACAGGGGATAAAGGTGATAATGTTCCTGGCATTAGTGGAATCGGACCGAAAAGAGCCGAAGGTCTTATTAAAGACTATGGAGATGCCATGACAATATACGATAATATTCCACTAGCTGGTAGCTATAAATATATTCAAGAGTTGAATGCAAATGCAGAAGTTCTCTTGAAAAACTACGAGTTAATGGATCTAGTAACATATTGCGATGAAGCAATTGGAGTGGACAATGTGTCCGAGATTGAGGGGAGAATGATGAATGCAAATTGATTATAAAAGAGATAACTATCTATCTGAGTTTAGTATAAAAACTCTAGAAGATCGTTATTTAGTAGAAGGGGAAACATCTCCCCAGGATGCGTTCGCTCGGGCAGCAAAAACATTTGCAGATGACGAAGCACACGCACAAAGGTTATACGACTATGCTAGTAAATTATGGTTTATGTTCAGTACACCTGTACTTAGTAATGGTGGGACTAATAGGGGCTTGCCTATTTCTTGCTTCCTTAACTATGTGGAAGACTCAAGAGAAGGACTCACAGGACATTATACCGAAAATGCTTTCCTTTCTTCTGTGGGTGGCGGCATTGGTGGTTGTTGGAACGATGTACGATCAGTAGGAAGTAAAACCTCTGCGGGGTCAGAGTCAACTGGAGTAATTCCTTTCTTGAAAGTGGTTGATGCAGAAATGCTCGCTTTCTCGCAAGGTGTAACAAGAAGAGGTAGTTATGCAGCATATTTGGAAATGTCTCACCCAGAAATCGAAGAGTTTCTGGACATTCGTAAACCTACAGGGGGTGACGTTAACCGCAAGTCTACTAACTTGCATCATGCTGTCACTGTTTCTGACGAGTTTATGGAATTAATCGAAGGAGCCACAAGAGAAGAAGGCTTTGACGATTCATGGGATCTAGTAGATCCGCATAGTGGTGAAGTTACTAAAACTGTTTCCGCTAAAACACTTTGGGTAAAGTTAATTCAGAATCGTGTAGAGACTGGCGAACCTTACATTATGTTTAAAGATACAGTACAAGATGCTTTACCACAATTTCAGAAAGATGCAGGGTTACAAGTACATCATTCTAATCTATGCTCTGAGATTACTCTTGCCACTGATGATGAACGTACAGCAGTATGTTGTCTATCAAGTGTAAATCTGGAAGAGTATGACGAGTGGAAAGATAATGAACAGTTTATACCTGATCTAGTACGAATGTTAGATAATGTTCTTACACATTTTATTGATAATGCTCCTGATGCGTTGTATCGTGCTAAGTTGAGTGCAGAAAGAGAAAGAAGTATTGGTTTGGGAGCAATGGGTTTCCATGCGTATCTTCAAAGACACAATATTCCTTTTGAAAGCGTACTTGCCAAAGGCGCAAACAATAGAATGTTTACAAGAATTAAATCGGAGGCAGTACGTGCAACAAGACAACTTGCAGAAGAAAGAGGAGAATGCCCTGATGGCAAAGGTTACGGAGTTAGGAATGCACATCTTCTTGCTGTGGCCCCTAACGCTAGTAGTTCTATCATTTGTGGTAATACTAGTCCTAGTATTGAGCCTTATAGGGCTAATGCTTTCACCCAAAAAACTAAAAGTGGCTCTAGCCTACTTAAAAACGAGTATTTACAACACGCTCTCCAAGAAATTGGAATGGATACGGACGAAGTTTGGAAAAGTGTAATTACAAACGGCGGATCGGTTCAGCAGCTAGAGTTTTTAGATGAGTACACAAAAGACGTATTTAAAACAGCTGTAGAGATAGATCAGAAGTGGGTTATTGAAATGGCAGGGGATAGACAGCAGCACATTTGCCAGAGTCAGTCTCTTAACGTATTCTTCCCTGCTGATGTATCGAAGCAAGAGTTGCATGCTATACACATGATGGCATGGAAACAAAGAGTAAAAACTCTATATTATTTGCGTAGTGAAGCAATCAAAAGAGCTGAGACTGTATCAGACGAAGCATTAAGACAATATATGTTCGATAGTATCGACGAAGGCGCTTGTTTAGCGTGTGAGGGTTAAGATGAGATTATTAAAGTTTAGTGCAGAATGGTGCGGACCTTGCAAGATGTTGGCAAAAACGTTGGAGGGGGTTAGTCTCCCCTATACTATCTCAAGTATTGATATTGATGATAGCCCAAACTTAGCAGCGGACTACAAAGTTCGAGGAGTACCTACAATGATACTTGTAGATGACAATGATAAAGAAGTAGGTCGATTAG